GTTTGATTGTCTGGTCTAGACATCGCCGTTCTTCTCCAAGGTAGGGGTAAGAGTTAATCCTAGCAGCCGTAGCTGAACTAGTAATTACTCCCCTTCCGTAAGGATTAACGTGACGATATCCGCCAGGATTGAACCGCATCGGTTGCAAGGAACTGCATCCTCTCTAAGCTAAGAGAATCCGATGGCCACCCTCTTCGGCGTGGCAAGTAGCGCGTCCATAACTGCAAGCTTAATCGCAGTCGCTACCACTCAAGTTTCGTTGGTATATGTCGTATGATCGACACGACGAATCGTGCGCCAAAACGATCTGTTTTTGGTTTGAGTGATAGGGGTCTCCCGTCTGTCAAGATTGACGGGGATTCCTCTGTAATGGAAATTGGCATGATTTGAAAGAACAATCGCGCTATATGGGGGACGACCGCGTCCGACCCGCAGGAGCTCCTACTACACTTAGGAGACGGCAAGCACCTGAGCCATGCCGCCAATGTAGTCAAGGAGATCGACTTCCTGCTCAATGACGATCTGGTGCACTTTGGTATTCTGGAGAGCTGCAGTTGTACAATTACCTGCAAGCGCGAAGCACGCCGGGATGTCACCATCTCCGTCAATTCCAGTGGCAGCTGCCGGGTTCACGATCGAACCTGCGACAGCGCCAGGTACCTGAATCGAGTTTATATCAAACTCGTTCTGGCGCGCACCAGCGCCGCCTGCGATGAACGCAGTAATCTCCACAGTCTTGGACTGCCAGGAGTCAACAGAGAAGGCTCCCTTCATACTGGTGACATTGGTAACCGTGTTACCTACCTGACCCGCTGTGGCGAGCACGTCGAAGACGGCCTGCTCGCATCCTCCGCCTCCTCTAAAAGGGGCAATGACGGCCATCATGTTATTGGACGTTGACGGCTGGAGTGAGATCACATGTATCCACATGCGCTTAACAACCTTTCGAGCAAAGTGCTTCTCGACATCGTTGACGTATGCTGCGCCTAATTGCGCGTCAGCACCGACGATGGGGACCTGACCGGACGAAGAGCCGGCAGTATATCCACGAAGGAGGTAAGTGCTTGTTGCTGTCTGAAAGAGCACAGCATTCGCAGCACCGTTAGTACCGTTCCCGACAAACGTGTACCCGGCGACCCAGGACATTCTATGAGAACGAATGTCCGACATGCCTACCCGCGTCAAACGCGTGGCAACTACGGCACCGACCTGACTAGAGGAGTCAGTATCTGGGTTACGGCGACGGTCCGTCCGAGGAGGACGGTCCGTTCGGGACAGCTGGCCACGAGGCGCAGCTGGGGGTGCCCTCGGGCGAGGCTGCCAGGTCGGCAGCGACTCGCGACGGGGCGGGGGGCGCGGGGGTCCCTGTGGACGGGCCCGGCCAGTATTGTTATTCTTGTTCATCGTATTGGATCCGCGGAGAACAACTCGCGGACTGTTCATCTGAACCCGGCGCCAGGTGGCGGCCGATCTATATCTTGACAAGGGTAGCACTCCAGACTAGGATTTCCCGGTGAGATTACTCTACACTCTACTGCCGTAGCAGTTCCTAGTCCCCGGTCGTAAGCCGGCTTCGATCCTCGATCGGTCACAGTAGTCTAATCGACTCAGCTGGACACCCCTCCCGTGCAGTCTCTCGGCATTTATGCGAAGAGCAATTTAGCACGTAAATCTTTACGCTCGCAGAGCATCCCGTCAAAGAGCGGTACACCCTCGGCAACGTTTTGGGAGGAAAGGGCTTCACTTACGAAAGCTAGCCCTTATGGGTTCAAACCCAATGATCAGTTTAACGACATGATCTGGTCCTGAGAATAACAATGGACTAAGGCCAAGCAGACGCTTAGGCCACAACGCCGAAAAGGCGGCCCCTAACAGGGACTTCTGGGCGGAAGTTGCATCGTAGCAAACCTGCTTCGACAAACGCGAGATCGCGGAATATACTGTGCTCAATGGGAGACACAGATGTCGACAGAGGTCGGGTACCACTCAATAAAGAGGATACCGACTCATACTTCACGCACCCGGCCAACGTTTTGGCTGTTGAGAGCTTTTCTCCAAGAAGCTTCCACTGAGGAAACTCATCCTGAGAGCCACGAGGCTTCAGGTAAGGCGAATCTACGACGTCTTCAACGTCGGTCGCCTGGTACCCCGGAACGGGATACTGAGTAGTGGTAAGTCCCTTGCTGGCGCGCATCCACGCCGCAAGATGTCTCGATGCCATCTCTACCTTAAACTTAAAAGTGTAGAATCTGCTCGAGAACGGAGGATTAACTCCCATACCTCCCATAGAGAGAGGTACGAATAGGTTTCGGGAATGTGGGACAGATCGTCCCCCCCGCTTCACCACGCAGAAAGTCTCGCGTGGCATCTCCTCACGATGAGTAGAGATAAACCTTTCGACCAGCTTATGCTGTCGGCCTGGCAAAGAACCAGATAGTACCGTATTAAGGTTAGCCACCAACCCCCGAAGGGGATCGGCGCCCAGGTGTGCTCGAGCTAGCTCGCACACAGAGGGATCATAGGTCAAATATCGACCATCATCCTCCTCACTCTCCCGGCATTCCTTCTCCTGCACCTTGTGCTGACCGAAGAAGAGACCCGAGTTGAGATAGTTGATCTGATAGGGCATAGGCTCTACCGAAAGGTCACGGTGGATCAGAGGCCGTTCGTTACTCTCCTCGTCTGGGATAGAGTAATCGAGCATGGCTTGATGTCGTTCGCGATCGGCGAGCTTCTCAAGATCAAGATGGACTGAGGTGGAGTTGACGTTGGCGTACACCTTGTGGTGGTATGCCTTTCCAACACTCATTTTGAGACCCACCTCTTCCCCGACCTGCACATGATCCTTCCATAGAGAGAAGGGTGCAGCGTATACCATGTCATCGCCATTCACAAGAACGTGATTGAGACGCTCATCAGTGGTCCAACCAGCATGATGACGCTCTGTAACCTTGAGATAGACTCCAAGATTAGCGAGACAGAGGATAGGGAAAGAGAGGATAGAGCCCATGAGCTGACCATTCCGCTGAAGGCCGCGGAACTCTGGTTTCCCATTCATACCAAACACTTCATGCTTGGTTGGATACCAGAGACGATGGGGTCCAAGGACCCTCATCGCCTGCTCGTACTCGAATTTGGGGATATTCCCGATGATGAATCGGAGAATTCTACCCGAGTACTTCCACGACAGACCGTCAGTGGCGGCAGAATAGTCGACGGAGAACCACTCGTCGGAGCTATCTGCCTTAGCAGTAAGGTCAATCATATCGGTAGGGCAAAAGGGCCGACCGATAAGACGGAAAGGCGGCATCACTCGCATTGACGAGTGGAGTGCACGCTGAATTGGACGACAACTATAGTACGGAAGGGCTTCACCCTTGCTGATGACCCTGACCTTATTAGGCTCAAGGACAGCTTGAATCGTACAGTTGATGGGACCATGATCCCCCTCGAGGAGAAGACTGCGCAAAGAGCGCCAGGTCTCGCGTGTGACAGGAGCACGCACCTCGAATTCCGTATTGAGAACACGGACTCCGTTGATTCTGCCTACTGGCGAACTAATCATACGGAGCAGCTCAGTTGAGTCTGACTCGTTAGTACCGGATAAGCGAATAAGCTCACCGTTCTGACCACCCTTCGATCTCGGTGCTTCAAAGCATGCCGACGAAGATGCCGACCAACGGTCGAAGTTCGCAGAAGAGCGATAGGCCGCAGTAAAAGACTTGCGGACCCGATGTAGGACATCCTGAAACGTCTCGTTCTCAAAGATCGAGTCGATAGTTCCATCGATGCCGTCATCCTCCTTCGAGAGTGTGGCGAAGTGGTCCTGGTAGGTTTTCTCAATAACATCCTCAGAGAGAGGTAGAGTTGACCGTTTAGATTGAAACCAGGAGTACCAAAGGTGCGAGTTCCGGCGAGAGAAGACAAGGAGTCTAATCTTCATCCAGGACCGCAGGGGGCCGCTCGGTGTGAAAGACACGTCCGGCGGCTGTGGGGGTTCGTTACGCAGATATTTCGCGAGAGGGTAGGTTAGCAGATGTTTACATCGCTTCAACCACACCAATTCGCATAGGGAATTATCTAGGTAGTTGTGCACTTGTTGATCGAGTGCACGAACGACCTCATTCCTAGCAGCATGATGCTCTAGAACAAGAATGAGGCCACGAACTAAGGCGTCTGTCCGTTGCGAAAGCGACACAATCATACGGACGTCTGAAGGTGAAGGCGGGGGAGACCCCGCTTTGTCACTGTTTATAACTTGCTTGGGTTTGTCGCAAGACATTCTCACAGTATTTCGCTAGATTCACGTGCCTTATCGCACGAGGTTCT